CTGCTACCGCGGTCGTAGTTGCCGTAATTGCAGCCGCTCCGACTTTCATCGCTGTCTTGATACCGTTTCCGACCGTTTCGGCTGTACTTTTTGCTTTGCTCATGCCTTTTTCGTATTCGCTGGTATCTAACGATATCTTTGCAGCTAAATCAAACAAATTCATATGCATTCACCTCCCCTTAACTTTGCAGCATGTCAAGCACATGGCTTACAATTTCCTCCGGCTTTTTCTCCTCGATAATTACCGGGTGTAAAATTTCGCTGTATTTTTTACCCATCCTGCATTCACGTGAATTCGATATACAGTAAAGAGAATCGGCTAGATATTGTTTGAAAATTTCGTCTTCCTTCTTTTGCTTGAAATACATCTCAATATGCTTCAATACGTAGGATTTTCCGAATATTTCAACCAAATCTAGCCGAATCGTTCTTATTGCTTCGTAGTACTTGGACTCAGTGATTGCAGAACCGCAGTAAAAAAATTAGATACATCCGGGTTGCTTAACGACCCTATAGCCTCGAAAATTACCGTGCGGTCAGTGCCCTGTTTTGCCTGCTCGATTTCGTCATCTGTTAGAAAACACATCACACCGCATAACTCAATCGCTTTTTCTGCGTTCTCCACCAGAATTGTCTGGATCAGACTTGTTGCCACACGCATGTTGTTTTCCTGTTTCAGCTTTGCAGCCTCTTCCACCGTTTCTTCTCCGGTTAACTCTAACTTGTTTTCGCTTGCCACTTTCTGAAACTGTGAAATCATCGGTGCTAAAATTGCGGCAACTTTTCCGCACTGTCCGATAAATTCGATATTGCTACATGTAGCCAATGTTTTATATTTTCCCATACGATTCCTTTACCTCACTTTCCCATATTAGCCGCTTGCAGACGTTTCCTTGGGATATCCGATGTACGCTTCAAACGGTACGGTATCCGGTTCTGCTAGGTTGTAATGTGCTGTAAACGTAAACGCAAACGCACCCTTTTCCTTGTCGGTGGTCTGAATCTGGAATCCACCTGTCGACAGTGCGTTAAGCATCTTAACAGCAATAAACCCGGCAGAATCGCCACTGTTCTTTGCCGAATAATCACCGATAAACCACAATTTATCATATTTGCGATAATCAACCATCAGAATATCGCCAGAATGCTGTGGGGTCAGTGTCTGCACTGACAGTGTTGTCTCTTTCTGCCCGGTGATTGTGTCAGAGGCAAGCAACGCCCCCAGCAGTGCAGTGTCAACAGATTTAAACGTGCCGGACAAACTAGCGTCCCAATAGGTACACCGTTTCAATTCGATTGTGTTTTTTGGAACGTTATCCAAATCATCACCAAAATCAACCCAGTTCGGTGTTGCTGTGAAATTGATACCGCCAGATGTTGTGCCAATAATAGCAGACTTGTCAATTTCCCCGCTATTGTCACCGGAAAATGTGAAATCACCGCTGTACAAAATACCTGCGCCTAACTGGATATCTTTATAGACATCCTCACGCACCTGTGAAAATTTCATTGTATCCGCTTCCTTTCTTTTTTATTTGTCAATGTATTCCAACGTGATATTTATCAATATCCGCTTTATCATGTCATCGCTGTCGTCTCCTAGATGATTAGAAAACGGCTCGCCACGGTTAAACCAAATAGCCCCATCATCATATGTGACATACACACCGCCAATTCCCAGATAATTGTATATCTCGTTTTCCTTGGCGTTTGCATTTTTCCATGTTGTTTCCCTGTACCACAAATTTACATTCGTTGCCACCTTAGTATCAAAACCACCTACGCTAATATCGTAGGTTAAATATGGGAATGTTGCATCATGCGGCACGGAATTTTCCTCGTAGCAATCAATCCCGAATTTGCTATAAAAATCATATACAGCACCTTGTTTCGTCATGATGTCAACTCCCATTCCTCAGCGGAATATTGTCGCATGTCTAGAAATGCACTTCCCGGCGTTTGCTTGTCCTCGCTGTTAGACGTGATTCGTAACACCTTTCCGTCACTCAGGCGTTTTATGATATCGTGGAAATCCAGTGCAACATTTTTCCGCACTGTCACGGTATACAGATTGCTTACACCCTGTTTTTCCGCAATCTTTGCGACCGTGCTAGAATCTAACACAACCGCCGCTTGAAACGTTGCACCCTCTGTCCACGATACAACAAAACCGCCCTCGCCGTCTGGCTCACGTTTTTTCTCAATCAACGCAAAATCAACCATCGCTTCATCTATTAGCATACGGCAACGCCTTCTTCCTGCGATATTGATTCAGACGGCTTGCAAACACATCTTGCCACGATACACCATCGCCGTCACTGCCTGTGGCTTTGGTGTAGCTGTAACCACCGAAACTTTCGGACGTAAACGGACTGGTTTGCACATCGCTGTATTTTTCACACCATGCGTCAATTTCTGTCGCTAGGTTTATGAAATCCTGTGGTATTTTCATAATCCAAACAGCCCCGGAAAATTCCGGTTCATCTTTCAGCCCGCCGTCTGGATATGTGTAAACACCATCATTAAACACGCTTCCAACAATGCGAAAATATTGTCCGTCTAATAGTTCCGGTGCACCGTTGATACATCCGTTTGTTATACTAAATTTCCCAACATAGATGAAATCTAGAAAATAATTATTGCAATGTTTGCACATTGCGTTTAGTGTTTTTTCCATAGGCTATCTTATGCGCTAGCTGTTCCGGTTGTCTTGAATTTTGCGAGAACCACCTTTGTGGCGTTTGTCAACGCTGCGACATAATGCTTGTCAATGCTGATATCCGTTGTACGGCTCAGGGTGTTCCGCTCTGTTTCAACGTTTGTGTCACGTTTTACAAAAATGGTCAGTGCAGGAACGTCGTCCTGTGTCCGCTCATCTGTTTCCAACTGCACAATCGGGCAGGCATACACGCCAGATTTAGCGGCAACACGTCTGGACGGTACAATTCTGGTATTTGCAATCATACCAATCTCGCCCTTCATAACGACATCGTTGTTGTATTTGTCAGCGGAAATAAAATTCTCGTCCAGTCTCAGTTGTGTCACCTGCTTCGGGTTGACAAACATAACTTTCTCTGTGTTCAATTCCTCGTTGAACAAATCAATTGCATTTACAACACCCTCATAGGAAATTACAGCCCCTGCGGTGTATGCATTGTCAGCGGTCTGCAATACATCAATACAATCAGCGTCAATTTTGCTTGCCACGCTGTTCGCCAACTGGGTTGTAACAGCCCCCACCGGGTTACCATAGCCCGACAGAACCGCCTCGTCTGTCAGCTCTACAGCATTCATAACCTTCTTGACTTGGTACGTGCTTTCCTCTGTCCCCAACTTTGCCAGGGTTGCCTCTGCACCCTCTGCCACGTCTGTGGCATCGCCGATGTATGTGTATTTTGGTACTGTGATAGTGTCGCCTGCTCTGCCAGACAATGTTGTGTCGATTGTAGCAAATGGAGACACTACAATAGCGTTCTCAATCTTAGCAGAAATCATATCCGCCATCACCTGTGGATTAATTAAATCCGCAATTTTCGTGGTATTAGTAGCCATAAAAGATCATCCTTTCCTTAGCTTGTCAATTTGTCGTACAACTCCCTGTTTTCGTTGTACATTTTAATTCTCTCGCTGTATCCCATCTTTGCGAACTGTTCAGCGGTTACACCGTCCCCGGTGCTATCCCCCGGCGGTGTTGCCGTGTCCGCTCCCTTTGTCGCCTCAGTTGTGATAAAATCAGCCCACTCCGTCTTGATTGCCTTTGCCTTCTCCTCGGCATCCTTGATTTTGCCGTCCGTTCCAATCTCAATGTCATCCAAACTAGTTACCTTCAAAATACTGTCGATTCTCTTTTCAGAAACGCCACTATCTTTCAGCAACTGTTTGTATGCCTTGCTTTTTGTTTCCGCTGTTTCCTTTGCGGTCACGTCCGCTTTGTACTTGTCGTACTCTGCTTTTAGTGCATCGTATTTCGACTGGATTTCATCCGGCTTACTGCTTGCAGCCGCTTTTTTCAGCTTGTCGTTTTCGGCTTCCAGTGTTGCCACCTTTTCAGCCTCTGTCTTGTATCTGTCTCTTTCCGCTTTCACACCGTCAAGAGATTCCACGTGTGCTGAAATAATCTGGTCTTGCTTTTCTTCGTCAATTCCCATCGCTGCCAACAATTTTCTTGTCAATGCCATTTTATGCAACTCCTTTTCCTCGTACCGGATTTCTTCCCGGTCTAGTTACTTTATGCATATTATACCGCTTCTTTTGCATATTGTCAATAGTTTTCTGCATAATTTCACTAATTTTTGAATACTATCACGGATTCACACAAAAAAATATGCGGCAAACCGTAGCTTACCGCATTATATTATGCATATTTACATGCATATTTATATTTTATTATGCATTTTTCATCGCATTTTTTAAAATTGCCTTGTATTCGTCCCCATATTCTGTAGCACCGTGTCGCAAATAGTGCTTGCCTTTGATTTTGCTTGTCCCATATTCTTGCGGTGCTGCATATTCCACGTTAGTACCAATGTACACGGCTTTCTCTGATTTTGCAACCTTGCTGTCAATGCTAGCTCGAAGCCGTCCAGTGTCTACCGGGCAAACTCTTGCAGAATGATTCACCGCTTGTTGCCCTATCGCTGTCAATGCTACTTCGATAGCTTTGCTTAGCTGTTCCTTTGCCAAATCCGTGTTATCTTTCACGTCTAGCGTAAACTCCATATCGTTACTCATTTTTACCATCCTTTTTCTTTGCGGTATCCAACGCCACATCAACAATTTTGTCAAATAGTTTTGTCAAACCATTTCCGCTTGTTTTTGTGTCGCTGTCTGTCTTTCCGCTTGCAAAACCTTTCTTAAATCCCATAACCGTGCCAACGATACAGCAACGGCAATTGTACACTTCTGCTGGCTCTCCATGTGGGTCTCCGGGATATAGCAAACCATTGTCAAATTTTTCATTAACTTTTATTGTAACATTGTCTAGTGCTGCGTGTGAATCTCTCGTGCGTGAATCATGTGCAGCGTACCATGTTTTACCCATGATAATGCCATCATCCTCGCATTTTTCCAGTGTGTGTTGCCGTGCTTCCCCCTCGACAGATGTTACCATGGTTCTTGCCATTCTGATTGCTTGTCGTTCTTTTTGTGCTGTTACAATTGCAATTCTAGCGGCTATGTCTGGAATACCTTCCCCCTGTATGATGCCCTGCAATAGCTGTGAATTGATAGCCTTGTTTGTATTCGCCAACTCGCTTCTACTGTCAATCGTTGCCACTGGTAGCCGCAGTTTGTCGTCATTGATTAGGTCAGCGACAGCCTGTGTATTTACCATGTTGAAACTGTACCCCGGTATGCCCTCGGTTGCATCTTTGCCAAATCCGTTGTATGTCAACGTGTATATCTCCGGGGTTTCACCGTTGATAATTGCAGCCGCTGTTTCGCTAGCGTGCAAATACTGTTGCGATATTTCCTCCATTTGTCCCCTGTACCATTTGTCTTGCATTTGTGCCTTTGTCATGGCTTCTTGATACGCTGCTTTCGCCTTTCGCATTGCTTCCTTGTCACCGCTTGCAACTGCTTCCTTGTACGCATTTTCGTAGGATTCAACTTGTTTTCCCAGCCGTTCCATATACGCATTGAATTTTTCTTGCGTTTCTTTCCCGGCGGTTGCATAGATATCCTTTATCTGGTTTTCCATGTCAAACAGTTTTCTGTCTATTACTTTCGCTGTCGCATCCACCGGAACTGTTGCACGTTGCATTTGCGTATACTTGCCGATTTTATTAGGCATTATTCCTCACCACCTGTGGGTTCCGGTTCTGGCTCTGATTCATCTTTGCCTTGATTGCCAAATCCAAATCTTGATGTGGATTCTGCTTTCGTGCTCTTAATGGCTTCGTCCTTTTCATCGTCTGACAAAAACGGCAATTTCCGGATGATTGTATCGTCGTCCAGATATTGTGCAGCCATCAAAACCATTTGCGTTTCCTCTTCCTGGTTTATGATTTTGCTGCGCTGAAATGTTGGTGTGTCGTTTATCCCTGCAATCTCCAGAATCTTTGCGACAGTGACAAAAATAGAATGCTCGAACAAATCCGCCTTGTGGTTTAGTGGTTCATATGCTGCCTGTATTTGTGTGGCGGTAATATTGCCTGCCTGAATTTTTGACACGTCTAATGCCATAAAATCATCAAACAATTGTTGCCGTAGCTGATTCAATGCGGTTTCGCTAGCCTGAAATGGTACGTCCACGGTGTGTGCGTCAACGTCAGAACCGTCAGACCCATCCACATGCATAACATGTGTTGTTGCCAATTGCTGTATAAATGCGGCATCGTCCGTTTCGTCCATGCCATCCATGTTTTTTAGCACCCAGTAAATAATATTACCATCGTCAACGTTGTTTATCAACTGACTAGCCATCAAATCATATGCATCAATGGTTGCTTTGCTTCCCACTAATTCTGACTGCTTGTTCACGTTGTATAGCGGTACAATCGGAAATCCATCGTAATTTGTACCATCAACGATTTCATCTCCATCCGCTTCACTGTGACGGATTGTCAACTTGTACGCCCTTTTCTCTGCAATGGTTTCCAACTCTCCATCACTATTTTCTGCATATTCTGTAAAGCCATCCAACTCATACAACGTGCACCGCAGTGGGTGTGACGGGTCAATCTGCCAGAAACGCACGCCTGCCATTAATGCTCCGGTTCTCTCAGAATACAGCGGTGCGAATTCCAGAAAATCAAACACGTCAACATGGTCAACGTTAAAAAACAAAAACG